CGTCTGCTCTGTGAAAAAAACGCTGTGCGTGGTCGGCTCATCAAACCCTTGTGGGTGTTGGGTTTTGTGGCGTTCGCGTTGTGTCTTTACTTGTTGTCCGCGTCGCGCATTGCAGGGCTTGCAGGCCGGCACAAGGTTGTCCATGCTGTTGCCGCCGCCTTCAATGATTGAAAGCACATGGTCGGCTTCGGTTGCAACGTTTATGCCGCACCAATGGCAAGGTGGGTTGTCTGCTAGTAGTCGAGCACGATTCTTTTTAAACTCTGTTTTGTTTCGTGTTGCACTGTTTAGGTTGGTGGCCATGCTCACGCGCCTTCGGCTTGTGCTACCGCGCCGGCAGGCCGGCTTGCTAATGGTTGGTGTTGGTTGGTCATTGTGTCGGGTCCAAGTCTGTTGTGTTTGTTTGTGTGTATGTCAATTCGTTATGTGTGCTAAACGCTTGGGGGCAAACGCCTAGCACGTTGCAAAGCCTAATGCGCTTAAGCCCCACCCACGGGATTGCCCTAACCCGTACCCACTTACTTACGCCTGATTATGTTTACAGGCTGCCACGCCATAGGCCCGGTCACTTCGTCGCGCATGATTACGGGCATAGCGTTCTACCCACGTTGCCGTGTGTCACCAACTGCCGTGCAACGGGCTTAGGTCTTGGCTAGTCCTACGCTTACGCGCTTGCTAGAAAACGCATTATTACGGGCAACTGATTAGGTCGCCACACTTGCACGATTGCACCCGACTTGTCGAGCCTGTCTAACCATGCTTCTTGTGTTTTACGAATAATGCCTATGTCTGTTTTAAGTTCTGCGAAAACTAGCACACCGCGTTTGTTGATTAACACCAAATCGGGGAAACCTGCGTTGCCTTGTATGTGTGTTGCCCATTTGCCGCGCTTATTCATTGCCGGCAAGTCATGGTGTACAAACCACCCGTAACGTGTAGCGATATCTATAACGGTGTTTTTGAATTGGGCTTCGAGCATTGCCATTAACTTTTGTTTTCCGCTAACCATTGCCAAGCCTCGCTTAATGATTGCCACGTTTGACGGCTTTCCTCTAAGCGTTCTATTTGCTTGCGTAACAATGCTATTTCGGCGCGCAAAATGTTTACTGTTTCGTCCATTACTTGCCTTGCCTCATCATCACTAAAACGGTTAGCCAAACGCCCATGCAAACGCCAATTATGTTAAACGCCGCGTAAGTCATTAGTCGGCCTTGCTACTTGGCAGGCTTTTAAGTTTGTCAATTATCTGCGTGGCCTGTTCCGGGTTAAGCGTTTCAAGCGTCACTGCGTCACTGTCAAGCGTTACGGCAATGTAATCGTGCAGCGCGGCTTCATCAAAGCCGGCACCTTTTGCTAATGACTTAATGAAATACACCTGTTTTTGGCTTGCTTGCTTTGGGTAGGCCTTAGCGGTTGGTGTTTCGGTTGGTTGGTCCTGTCGCGCTTGTACTTCGTTTTTGCTTGCAATGGCTTTGCTAACACCGCAACCCATATAACCCAACGCGCGCCCTAAAGCCGACGTCATGCCAACCATAAATTCACTGTTTTTGGTGTAAGGCGTTTTGCCGGGGTACGGTTCGGCAGCGGTTGCAATGCTTGGTAGTGGGTCTGTTTCGTCGCGCCAAACGGTCACGGTGCAACGGTAAAACGTCGAGCCGTCCGGCATGGTCACGACTTCGGCACTTGTTTCTTGTATGCGAAGGTTAGGCCAACGTTTCATTGCTTCGGCCAAGCGGGTGGGCACGTCTACGTAATTGTCAATGTTAAAAGCCATGTTGTCGGGTCCTTAGTGTCGGGTTTATATTGCTTTTGGCAAAGTATCCATTGGGTGTAACAAACTTTGTGGGGTCATAAAGCACGGGGCAGGCATATTGGCGGCCCAACGTGTTGGGTGCCATGTTTCGTACAATGTTTGCCACCCGCGCAACTCTATAACGCGGTCTATGGGGTCAAGTGTGGCAAGTATGTAAATTGCGGGTTTGTCGTTTTCATGGGTTAACAAACAACCGTTACCGCGCAACGTGCTTCGAACCTCATAACCGCCAACGTCGTAAGCGTGTTTGTTGTATTGGGTGTGGCCCCAATCTATGTGCAAATACTTGGCTAAAGCCATTTCACCAATGCAGCCAACCTTCATTGCTTTAAGGCTGTCAGGTGGGGTTAAACCGTAATTGTGTTTAGCGCCGGCATTGTCTGCCCAATCTATGCGTAATTGCGCTACCGCGTAGGCGTAGTTTATTTCGTTTTGTGTTAACCGTACTTGTGCCACGGTTAGCCGCCAAGCGCTTCGATTGCTTCGCTAACGGCCTGCCATGCGTCTTGTTGTCCGCTTAGGTCAAGGTCAACGGCCAAATGTTTTAGCCGGGCAATAAGGTCGGCGTGCTTAGGCTTGTATGGAATATGTGCAGGCCTGCATATTTCGTCTAACAAGTTTTTAAGTACCGTTTGGTGGCGGTCTAAAGCGTTTTGTGTCGGGTCTAGCATTGTCGGGTTTCCTTTGTTTAGTTTGCTGTTTTCCATGGTAGCCAACCGCTGTTACGCCATATGGCGACCATGGCACGGGTGTTTATTGTTGGGTCAAATAAGTCGTTGCAATCGGTAACAATGCCTTTTGCTTGTAGCCAACCGGTAGGCCAATTTTCGTTGGGCCGGCACCAAAAACCGTTTATTTGGTAAATGGAATAACTACCCCCATTTGTGTCGTAGGGGTTGAACGCGTCACTTGTGCAGCGGCTTTCCCTGACAGCCACCCGTAGCGCTGTTTCAAGTTCGCTAGGCGGTAATCCCTCGGCTAGGGCCAAGGTCGCAACCTGCGTGCACGTGGTGACCAATGCGGGCATTGTGGTTGTTGTAGTAGTAGGTGGCAGGGAAGCAATAACAACCTGTGGGGAAACGGTTGGGGCCTGTGCATTAGTAAAACTAAACAACACTAAAACGCCTGTAATTAGGCCAATTGCGCCTGTTAATAACCTGTGTGAAATCATTGGCTAACGCCTTTCCATTTGGTACGGGTTGCCCCACGTTCCATGTGCCGGGCTTTTAAAAGCCATTTGTGCGTGTAAGCAATCGAAGGTTTCTACGTCGCGGAATAGTTGAACCATAACTTGTTGCCCTGTTTCAAGGGTTGTTATGTAACACTCGTAAATAAAGGTTTGCGGCTCTGTCATAAGTTGGGCTTTCCGTCGGTACAAAAACCCTAGCCAACGATTGTTATGCGGTTGCGGATACCCCAAAGGTCGCTTCAAATATGGCTTTTACGGCTTCGGGGCTGTCGGCAAACGCCGGGCTTAGTTCTATGTGCCACCAATCGCCACCGGGTGCACCTGAAACGGTTTTTGTTTCGTACACCTTCCATGCTTGACGGTCGCAACGCCATGACGCGCCCCAAGGTTTGCTGTAATAGTCAATAACCATTTGTACGCCAAAAGCATTTGCGTTGGCAAGCACTTTGTCAATAAAAACTTTGGAAACGGCACGGCCTTCTTTAATGCCTTTGCCGTCCATTTTGCGGTAGGACAAATCCATTGCTCGACCTGTGGCGTGTACTGACATTGTGCCGGGTTTGCCTTTAATGTCACGCTGCCCGTATGTGCCGTTATTCCATAACGCGCCGTTTGAATACTTAATTGCCTGCCTAACCCACTCTTCAGTACCGGCACGTTTGCCCGCTGCAGGGCCGTCACTGTTACCTATGTAGTCGCGTCCACCTACAACACCGGGTTTGGCTTTAGAAATCATTATTCGTTTGGCGGGTTTGACTTGCTTTTAAGTCCGTTGGAAGCAACAAGGCCGCTAAGTGTGCCGGTAAGAAACACAAGCAATGTGCTTAGTAGGTCAATTAGTTGCGCGTCAGTTGGTGCCTGCTCGGTTGGTTGGTCAACAAACAAAATGCCGTAAATAAACGCCATGACGGTAAACGAAAAGCAAATTGCCATAAGGCGGCCAACGAAAACTATTAGCCCTGCGTGCTGTTGCTCGGGTGTCTTAATCACAAGCGGCCTTTGTAAAACATTGGTATTCAACATTTGTTTTAGAAAACGAGCAACCACTACAACCCCACAAAACTACGGCAATAAAAAGCACGTACCCAATCATATAACGCCATTTCATCACTCAACCGTTATAGGTGGGGGCAGAATAAAATCTTGTGTTAGCGGGTCGTAAACATAACCTACGCCTGCATAAGTTTTGCCGGGTAGGTCTATAAATGTTTCTACCCATGTGCCTGGGTAACGGTCTGGGTTTTCTGCCATAAATTCGGCGCTAACTACCGCCACAAAAACAACAATGTTGTTTTCAATTTGTGCAAAGTATTGTTGCATGGTCACACCTTAAACCTTATTAACGCAATGCCTGAACCGCCTGCAGCACCGTTATTGGTGCTAAGGGTTGTGTTACCACCGCCACCGCCGCCCGTGTTTGATAATCCTGCAACGCCGCGATTACCGCCGCCACCGCTTCCACCTGTACCACCCGACGCGCCGCCGCCACCACCACCACCAGCGTAAAAAGTTGTGCCCGGACTTGTGCCACGGAAAGTTGAAGCGTCATAACCTGCGCCGCCGTTACCGCCAACAGTTCCCGAACCAACAGCGCCAACAGCACCGCCGCCGCCACCACCGCCGCCAGCACCTGTGCCCGACGCTGTTCCGTTACCGCCAGCAAAACCTTGCGCGCCGTAACCACCTGTCGAAACTGTTGCGCTACCGCCAGCACCACCACCACCGCAACCACCACCGCCGGGCCTGTGAACAACTGCACCTAAAGACTCGCCGCCGCCATCACCGCCGCCCGTTGCTGTCAAACTAGTCAAAGTAGACGACAAACGTGTTGAC